TGGCGAGAAGGTTGATTGCAGTATCCATAACCTTTGTGTGGTTAATGCAATACATCTTCGGGTGGGTGATGGTCATTGGGGCGATATTCGTAGAGCCGGAGGTGGCTGACCGCATGAGGCAGGCATCTGATCTGACTCAAGAACACGCTGACGGGATGACCGGCGCTGTCATGCTGATTCTCAGTTTCTATTTTGCAGCGCCTCATCTGGACAAGGTAGTGGGGCCGGCAATGGAAAGATTTGCAAAGGGCGGTAAGAAATAATGCGAGTTGATCCCTCTGTCAGCTGGGGCGATATCGCCATGACAACCGGGCTGGTGTTTTCAGGAATTCTTGCCTTTGCCTCAGTGTCTGAGGGAGTTTCCCTCAATGCCGCATCGATCAAGGTGGTCGATCGGGACGTTCAGCAATTAGCCGCGGAGCACCGCCAAAGATTGAGCGAGGAAAAGGCTGATCGGGAGCAAATGCGCCAGGAGATGCGCGAGGATTTGCGCGCCATATCCGAAAAGCTGGATCTGTTAATGCAGCAGAGGGCAAACGATGAATAACACCAAAGCCGCATACGGTGGCGTCCAGCGCATTAATGCAATGGCACCCCAGGCCCCTGGGCCTACACATCAAGGCCGAATAATGGCGGGTCAGTCGAGCTTAAACGATCAGCTTGCTGCTCAGTCCAAGCAAACGATGCGTGTTCCATCCACCCCGGTAAAGGGATTACTGCAACGTGTTGCGCCACAAGGCATGGGCGGTCAGGGATCCCCAGCGATGGCAGGCCGGCCCATGATCCCCGCGGGTCTGGGTGCGGACATAGGTTATGTCTGACGATTGGGACGATGATATTGATGACTTTGAGGAAGAGCCCAAGAAAAAGCGCGGGCGTCCAAAAGGTAGCTTCAACAAGGCATCAAAAGCTCAGATCGAGCGGGTGTGTGCTGATGGCGGGACATCCCCCCTTGAGTATCTCGCTTCGATCTACCAAAACGAGGCAGAGGACATCCGTTACCGGATAGACGCTGCCAAAGCCGCCGCGCCCTACGTCCATGCGAGATTGTCATCGACGGAGATCAAGGCCGCAGTACAGGAGATATCGCAAGAGGAATGGCTGGAGAGCTTGAACTAACCCGCCTCAAGTTAAAGAACGACTTTGAGTTTTATGCCCGCAATTGTTTGTCGGTCAGATCAAAGTCCGGTGAAGTTAAACAGCTACTGCTAAACAAGGCTCAGCGGTTCATTAACGACTGCATTGAGGAGCAGAAGAAGCAGACCGGGCAAGTCAGAGCGATCATTCTCAAGGGTCGGCAACAGGGCGTCTCGACTTACGTTGAGGGGCGGTATTACTGGAAAACCACGCACCGTAAAGGCGTCCGGGCGTTCATTCTGACCCATGAGGCAGATTCGACGTCAGCGCTGTTTGAGATGGTTGAGCGGTATCACCAGGGCGCTCCAGACTTTGTAAAGCCGTCTACTGGTGCGAGCAATCAGAAGGAGCTCAGCTTTGACAAGCTGGACTCGGGTTACAAGGTAGGAACCGCAGGGAACAAAAGTGTTGGTCGTGGAACAACGATCCAGTACTTCCACGGCTCAGAAGTGGCTTACTGGCCCAATGCGGCAGAACACGCCAAGGGGATATTGCAGGCGGTGCCGGATGAGGCAGACACAGAGATCATTCTGGAGTCTACCGCTAACGGCGTAGGAAACTTTTTTTACCAGCAGTGGCAACAGGCAGAGGCGGGTGTCAGTCCATTCCAGGCGATTTTTGTGCCCTGGTACTGGCAGGATGAATATCGTAAGCCGGCGGGTGGTTTGGTGCCGACTGACGAGGAAGAGCAGTTGATCCGGGCATATGGCTTGGATAGCCAGCAGTTGGCGTTCCGGCGATCAAAGATTGCTGAGTTATCTGCTGATGGCATAGACGGGGCGTTTTCCTTCCGGCAGGAATACCCCATGACAGCGCAAGAGGCATTCCAAGTCACTGGCGGGGATAGCCTGATTAAGCCGGAGCTTGTGGTGGAGGCCCGTAAAGCCAAGGTTCTGGCTGTGGGCCCGCTAATTGTTGGCGTTGATCCTGCGCGCTTTGGTGATGACAGGACGGCAATCGTTCGGCGTAAAGGCCGATCAGCTTATTTTTTAGAGACGTTCGAGAAGCGGTCAACGATGGAGATCGCCGGCATCGTTCACTCTCTGATTCGGAATGAGAACCCCGCCCAGGTTGCGGTAGATGTTGGCGGCTTGGGTGCTGGTGTTGTTGATCGCCTAATGGAGCTTGGGCACGAAGATGTTGTGGTGGCGATTAACTTTGGTGGTGCTGCGCTGGATCCCCAGAGATTTTTAAACCGCCGGGCAGAAATGTGGTGGTCACTGCGAGATTGGCTCGATGGCGATGTGCCAGTGATGATCCCGGATCGGGATGATTTGCACACTGACCTTTGCGCTCCGCAGTACAAGTATGACTCTAACGCCAGGCGCAAGTTAGAGAGCAAGGACGATATCAAGAAGCGCGGATACAGATCGACTGACTGCGCTGATGCACTGGCTTTGACGTTCGCTGAGCCGCTTACTCAAACCGACTTCGACAACATGATTGAGCAGCCTACGATCGTAGACAAGGTTGCCGGCTACTAAAGGATTCTCATGCAGGAAGAGATGGAAGGTTATGGCGACGAGCTTATGTCTCCGCAGACAGCGGAAGAGCATGAGCTGGAGATCGCTGAGCGCCTTCATATTTTTGCTTCTCGACTGAACAAGCTGGCGGCAGAACAGGTTGCCAAGCGCAATCAGATCGAACAGCGGTGGCTGGACGATATTCGCCAGTACCACGGTGAGTATGCCTCTGATGAGGCGGCAAAGCTCGCCAGGGCCAAGGGCTCTGAGGTGTTCGTCAACATCACGCGAAACAAGACCAATGCAGCTGAAGCCCGGTTGCAGGATATGTTGTTCCCGACTGATGACCGCAATTTTGGGATTTACCCGACTCCGGTTCCAGAGCTCGATTACATGAGCAAGATGGAGCCGCAGACGCCAGAGCAGCAGGGTGCGATAGAAGCCGCACGGAATATGGTGTCTGAAGCTACCGAGTCGGCCATGCAGATGCAGGATGTGATTGACGATCAGCTTTTGGAGTCTCGTTATCACATCAAGGCGCGGGACATCATTCACGATGCCTGCCAGCTGGGCACTGCGATCATCAAGGGCCCGGTGATTGTGGGGCGAACCAAAAAGCGCTGGGACGTTATGCCTGACGGCATGAGTATGTTGCAGATCGTTGAGGCGCTGGAGCCTACTGTCGAGCGGATTGACCCCTGGGATTTTTACCCGGATATGTCAGCAAAGACGATATCAGAGGCTGAGTTTGTCTTTGAGCGCCGCCGGCTGAGCAAAAAGCAGCTGAGAGAGATGGCAAATCTGCCAGGTATTTTGGTTAGCCAGCTCCGAGAGATTGTTAAGACCAGCGCGAAAAGCACTCATATCGCCAAGGATTTTACCGATGACATCCGGAACATTACCGGGATCAATACGGTAGGCGAGGGCAATAAGTACGAGATATGGGAATACCACGGCCCGGTATCGAAATCTGAACTGATTGACGCTATGCGGATGTCAGATGACGAGATGGATGAAGAAGAGATCGATGAGCTGACCGACGAGGTAGAGGCTACCGTTTTCTTCTCCGGCGATCGTGTCATCAAGGTTGCCGTGAATCCGATGGATTCTGATGAGCGGCCATTCGCAGTGTTTAACTGGGAAAAGGATGAGTCCTCGATCTTCGGGTTTGGTGTGCCATGCCTGATGAGGAGCGCTCAGCGCGTCATCAATGCGTCCTGGCGGATGATGATGGACAACGCCGGCCTGTCGGTAGCGGATCAGTTAGTTATCAACAAAGAGCTTCTGTATCCCGCTGACGGCACTTGGGATATGACGCCCAAGAAGATTTGGTATTTGCGTGACAAGACCAGATCGGTACAGGAGGCGTTTGCCTCGTTTGCCACGCCCAGCCACCAAGTAGAGCTTGCCAATATTTTCAGTATGGCGCGTCAGCTTGCAGACGAGGAGACAAATCTGCCGTTGATTGCCCAGGGCGAGATGGGGCCGCATACCACTAAGACGTCATCCGGTATGGCGATGCTGATGAATAGCTCGAATATCGTATTGCGGAAGGCGGTGAAGAACTGGGATGACGATATCACCCGGCCGCTGATTACCCGGTTCTACGATTGGAATATGCAGTTTAACGAGCGGGCTGACATCAAGGGTGATTTCAGCATCGAGGCCCGCGGATCAGGTGCCTTGCTAGTACGCGAGAAGCAACAAGAAAACCTGATGATCTACTCAAATCTGTCGATGAACGTACCAGAGTTTGCCAAGCGCAGAGACTGGGCAGAGCTAGATCGAGAGATCGCCAAATCGCTTGAATTGCCTTACGACCAGATCACTCTGGACGAAAGAGAAATTGCAGAGCTCGAGGAACAGCAACAGGCCATGATGCAACAGCAGATGCAGATGATGCAGGCTGGCGGTGGTGCTGACCAGCTGAAAGCTGAGCTGGCGCAAGTAGAGCTCCAGCTGAAGTCTCAGAAGCTGCAATTAGACGCACAGAAAGCACAGGCCGGCATACAGCAAGACCAGGCTGAAATGCAGATGAAAGGCCAGCTTGAAGCGGCGAAGCTAGAGCTTGAGGCTAGAAAGTTAGAGCTTCAAGAACGAATCCAGCTTGCCGAACTCAGAAACAAGTACCAGATGAGCAGCGACCAACTGCAAACCAAGATAGCTCTTGATACGGAGAAAATCAGAACCGATCGCGATAAAGCGGCGGCAAATACGAACGTCCGGCTAACCGATGCTTCGTTGCGCTCCCGAAATATCTCGAATGGCTTTGACACCTTCGGCTGATGGTTGATCCCAATTCTGCTACTTGGCAGGCGATCGAAAAATTTATCGCAGAACAACGAGAGGACTGCGTGAATTATCTCATCGCTGACAGAGACTCAGATCAACAGCGTGGCGCGCTATTGATGCTTGAGCGACTTGAAGGCTTGGCAGAAGCCAATCCTGAAACTTAGTAACACACCTTAACTCACCAGGGCCTTCGGGCCTTTTTTTATGGCCGCTTGAAAGAGCCGCTAGGGATTTGTATGTCTGAAGAAAATACAGAGCAGTCTTTTGAGGATGCTTTTGACGAACTGATAGGGGAGCCTGCCTCGTCTATCGAAACCAGTAACACGGAAGAGGAGACGCAAGATGCCGGGCTGCAAGGGCAAGAGGAAGAAGCGCAAGAGCAAGGGGTACTAGACCCGGAGCCAGAACCAGAGCCAGAACCGGACAGCTCAGCCACTGAGGAAGTTTCGGTTGCGGCTTTACAAGACGAGCTAAGGCAGTGGAAACACAAGTACAGCTCTGACCTTGGCCGTCAAAACGCTTATCAGCGCCAGTTAAAAGAGCGCGATGAGGAGATTGCAAAACTACGGTCTGTGCAGTCGCCCAACCCCGGCATCGATGATGCCACCTGGGAAACGACGAAGCAGGATTATCCAGATATTGCAGAGGGTGTTGCCGCGTTCTACAAGACGCAGGCACAAAGACACCAAGCTGAAATTGATGCGTTGAAGGCTCAGTTAGCTCCGATCCAGGGGCAATTGCATGAGTCTTATGTTTCGCAACAGTACCAAATGCTTGCTCAAGAACATCCGGATTGGAATGAAATTGCCGCCTCAGAGAGATTCAGAAACTGGGTTTCGATGCAGCCGCAGAACGTCCAAGAAATGATGGAAAGTGAGCAGGCTGGTGACGCGGCCTATTTGCTCCGCGTTTACAAAAATGAGGTGTCGGAAGCCGCAGCGCAAACGACCTCAAACTTGAAGCAGCGACGAGAGAAGCAGCTTCGACAAGGGCAGAACGTCCCATCCAGGGGCGGGCGCTCACAACAAGTCATGCCGCCAGATGATGATTTCGACGCCGCATTTGACTACTTCGTTGAGAAAGACGCTCGCCAGATTTAGCCGGCGAGATTCCACGGACTAACACCACAGCAAGTGACGTAGCGCAGTAAACGCCGCGAAAGCCGCGTGTCGCTGTAATCCCTCATTGTCTCGGTGATCGGTCGATTGAAATTTTTAATTTGCCAATCAGTGAACCTTTAAGGGGAGAAAATTTATGGCAACTACTACTTATTCCAACCTTTCGCAACGCACCAATGCGTTTGCCGCGAAAGAAATGCTGGCCCACGCAGAGCCGATCTTGTGCTTGAGCAAGTTTGGCATGCCTAAGCCTATGCCCAAGAACAAGGCGAACGTCGTTAAGTTCCGCCGTCCTGTTCCTCTGGCAGTGGCAACCACACCTTTGACTGAAGGCTCACCGCCCACAGCAAAGGCTCTGACCTACGAAGATGTAACGGTCACTCTGCACCAGTACGGTGATGTTGTTGAAATCACCGATGTCGTTAATGACCTGGCTGAAGATCCGGTTCTGAAGGATGCCGCCATGATGTGTGGTGAGCAGGCCGCAGAAACGATCGAGACGCTCACTTGGGGTGTTCTCCAGGGCGGCACTAACGTCTTTTACGCTAACGGCTCAGCTCGTAACGCAGTGAACACTGTGATTACGCTGAACAAGCAGCGCGCTATCACTCGTCAGCTCAAGGCGAACCGCGGCAAGAAAGTTACTTCAATGCTTTCTTCATCCGTCAAGTTCAACACTGAGGCTGTAGCGGCCGCATTTATTGCGTTTGCTCACACTGATCTCGAGTCAGACATCCGTGGCTTGGCCGGGTTTACCCCGACTGAGCAGTACGGATCTATGAAGGCTCTGCCTTACGAGATCGGCAAGGTTGAGGATGTTCGTTACATCCTGACGCCTGTGCTGAGCTCTGTCGCTGATGCTGGTGGCTCTGCTGGAAGCATGGTTTCCACTACCGGAAGCTCTGCTGACGTTTACCCCGTTGTCTACGTTGCTAAAGACGCATACGGCCACGTTGCTCTGAAGGGTGCAGAGGCTATGTCTCCCACCATCATCAACCCAGGCCAGCTAGACAAGTCTGATCCTCTGGGTCAGAAGGGCATGGTTGGCTGGAAAACCTACCACAAGGCTTTCATTGCTAATCAGTCTTGGATGTGCCGACTGGAGTGTGCTGCTACTGCACTCTAAGTAACAACAAGCAGTAACCACAGGGGCCTTCGGGCCCCTTTTTATTTTTAGCCGCCTACGGGCCGCAGGAGAAAAGTATGTCTGAAGTCAATCTATACAACCTAAGTCTTGAGGAGCTGAAGGAACAAGCACGAATTCTTGGCATTGTCATTCGCGGCAATCCCAGCGCAGACACCTTGAGGGAGCGCATCCGAGCCGCAGTCAACATCGAACCGGCAGAGGGATCCGAGCCTCGCGCAGAGGAATCGCCTGACAGAAAGAAGGGCTGGAAAACGGTGGTCATCGCTGAAGATGAAAACGACCAGCAACCAGTCTTTGTCGGGGTAAATGGCAAGTCTTATTGGATCCGGAGAGGTGAGCCAGTGAAGGTTCCGCCGGAGGTGGTCAATGTTCTGCAAGACGCAAAGCAGGCTGTATGGAACGGCAAGGATGGGGTCACGAAGATGATTCCAACTTATCCATTTCGCGTAGAGGGCTAGTATGAACTTTTTGGATCTTTGCCAGAGATTGGTGCAGGAGACGGGCATTGCCGATGACGGCCCTGCCACAGTCACCGGCCAAACTGGTGATATGGGTCGGTTAGTCAATTGGATTAATGACGCCTGGCTAAAGATCCAATCCATGAGGGCAGATTGGAATTGGGCGTGGGGAACTGGCACAGCGACGCTAACCGCCGGCACCTACACCATTACGCTGCCCTCGACAGTAGAGACGATTAAGCGCGTTTCCCTGGGCCAGTCGTATTTGCAGTCTGAGGACTACAACGATTTTGCCGATGCGTATCGCGAGATCCAGGAGGGCGACCCGTCTGTTTGGTCGATCCGGCCTGATGGCGTATTAGTTTTTAACGCCAAGCCTACTGAGAACAAAACGGTCACATACGAGTCATTCGCCACGCCATCGAAGATGGTTGCCACGACTGACGCCCCGGCCTTACCTGATCGATACCATATGTTGATCGTTTATGAGGCATTGCGGTCATACGCTCAGTTTGACGAAGCGCCAGAGCTGGAGAAGCGGGCGTTTCTGTATTTTGAGGAGATGCTTGCAGACTTGGAGCGAGATCAGCTCGCTCGCATAGTCGCTCCAGAGGCTCTTGCGTGAGCTTAGAGCTAGAGTATTTCCCAGCAGTAGGTGGGCTTAACCAAGAGGCTCCGCCGCTGTCACTGGCTCCAGGGGAGCTTGTAGACGTTGCTAACTACGAGTGCCTGCCTAACGGTGGCTATCGCCGCATTTTCGGCTATGCGCTGTTCGATGGTCAGACTACTGCTACGCAGGCAGTGCCAGGCACCGGGCCAGTTAAGGGCATCCACATTTATCAAGGCGATGTCTATGCGATCCGTGAGGATGGCACTAACGCCCGGATGTACAAAGCCACCACAACTGGCTGGGTCGAAGTCAACAGTGCAAAAACGTGGTCTTTGAATGGCAGGTTTAGGTTTGCCAACTATAACTTCCAAGGGCAGGACGATGAGCAGAGGATGTACATCGTCAATGGCGTCGACCAGGCGACCGAATACGATGGCGCTGTATTCAATCTCATATCGACTGGGGCGACTACTGATAACCCGTCTTTGGTGGTGGGCTACAAGAAGCACCTTGTGCTGGGCATCCAGTCATCTCTGCATATATCTGAGATCGGCAACCCTAACGGCTATACGGTAGCCGGCGGCGCGGCAGAAATTGCCGTAGGCGACACCATCACCAACTTAAAGGAACACGCTAGCGCCCTCATTGTTGGCTGTGAAGATTCCACCAAGACGCTGTATGGATCCTCTGCGGCTGATTGGCAGCTTGATGAGCTAAACAAGGCCGGTACATATCCGGGAACAATGGAGTCGATTGCCGGCCAGGTTATTGGCTTAGATCGGCAGGGCTTGATGAGCTTGGCGGCTGCACAGCAGTACGGCAACTTCGCATATGCCTCGCTGTCAGGGAAGGTAAAAACCCTGATTAAAGAATTTTCCAGCAATAGCGTGTCTGTCATTAACAGAGCTAACGGTCAGTACCGACTGTTTAACGGCAAAGACGGACTTTACTTTTCTTTCAACGGCCCTGATCTGATCGGTGTGACGAAAACCAGATTCCCGGATCGGGTTAAGTGCGCCGCATCAGCAATTGACGAGACTGAAACAGAGATCAGTTTCTTCGGAGCTGAAGATGGGAAGGTGTACAAGATGGACACCGGGTTTAGGTTCGGCACGACCAACATTTACGCCTTCGTGCTGACCAACTTTACGGCCTACAAAGGGCCGACTGTCCGTAAGCGCTATCGACTTATCCAGCCGGACATTCGTGTTGAGGGATCTCCGATCCAGATCGGAGTTAGGGCAACGACTGAATACGGTCTTGGCGAGTCCTCCAGGGGGCTATCCCAGTATTTGTATACCGCCCCCGGCTCGCTCTGGGATGTTTCGGACTGGAACGAGTTTTCTTGGGGTTCTGCTTACTCGAATGATGCCAAGGTCAGGGTTTCCGTGGCCGGCTCAAATATGGGCGTGTACATCGCCACAGATGGTACGGAAAACGCAGTGCATACGTTGCATGGCGTAACGCTCCACTATTCACCAAGGAGGCTTATTCGGTGAGCAATAATTTTGTTCCAGACGCAACAGACTTGCTTGCGGGTGAGCTTGCAAGAGCGTCCGATATCAATGTCCGTTATGGCTATGTAGTCTCAGGCTTTGACAAGCTGCCTGCACCTTTATCGGTTGGTCAGGGGTTTTCTGCTCCGGTTCCCGTTGGAGAGCCTACCGATAACACTCATGCGGTTACTAAGTTATACGCTGATACCACCGTTACTGCGGCGGCGGTGGCGGCGGCGGTGCCAGCTTCTGAGGCGGCGGCACTAGCGGCAGTAGCGCCAGAAGTGACTAATGCCGCGAACAGTGCTACTGCGGCGGCAAGCTCAGCCACCGCATCAGCAGGCAGTGCAACCGCTTCGAGTAATAGCGCGACAGCATCAGCTGGATCGGCTACCAGTGCCGCAAACTCCGCGACTGCAGCGGCAGGCTCATTGACGAGCTTTGAGGCGATTTATCTTGGAGTTAGTACATCTGCCCCGTCTACCTCTGGCGTTGCAGAGGGCGCGCTCTATTGGAACTCGTCGCTCGATCAGCTTTACATTCTTGACTCCGGCAGCTGGCAGCAAGGCGCATTTAATGTTTCTGGCGCGATCATAGCGGACAACAATCTAAGTGATTTAAGTGATGTCGGTGCAGCTGTCAGTAACCTGGGTCTGTCTTACAACACCATTTCGGTCACGGTGGCTGGCGGAAAGTTTGTCGTTGACGGCACCTCTCAGCAAAAGACGGCATTGACCCCATCTGTCCAATACCGATTCGATCAGAGCCACAGCTCTAACGCGAATCACCCGATTAAATTTTCCACAACCGCCGATGGAACCCATGACAGCGGCACGGAATTTACTACCAACGTAGTCAGTGTAGGCACTCCCGGTCAGGCCGGGGCTTACACGACGATCACTGTCGAGCAAGATAGCCCGATTCTGTATTACTACTGCGCCAACCACAGCGGGATGGGTGAGCGCGCTTATGCACCCGGATCAAGCGGGGGCGCAAGCTCTTCGACGGATGGAAGTGTTGAAGGCTATTACCCGATTACATCGCCGCCGGCAGATTTGCTGTTCAAGGCTACGCATAACGCGACCCCAAACAACCTGACGATCACCGGCACTTACCAGGGATTTTCCGGGCCAGAGACAATTCTGCAAGTCACGGATCTTCCCAGCATCGATTCGACCGGAAGCTATATCTCTGAAGATACATCAGTAACCGGGCACTTGTTTTATCAGACGCTCAGCATCATGAGCGGCAAAACTTTCACGGTGAGCGGCCTCGCGCAAGGCATTAGCACCGCGCCAGTCCAGGGTACAGCTACAGACAAAACTCGCTCCAGCGGCGAACTCATTTACTTCGGCCTTATATAGAGGTTCCTCAAATGGCATCAAGAACATCCACTTTAATTGGCAACGGGAAAGGGGCGCTTATTTACCAAAACAACACCGGAGCGGCTCAACTAGTTGCGATAAATGCGACTTCAAACAGCGCCACAACAAACGTACCAATCACGGTGATGCTCGATACCAGCCCAACGCGCACTCTCAATTTTGACAACGTGTTATGGCCGGCCTCTCAAGGGCGGTTAGTCGATATCGATATTCCGACCAAGGGCTCGCTGATTATCACCAATGCTCAGAACTCAGGGGGCATTATGGGTAGCGCGTCTGGAGCGCCTTTGATTAGCAGCTCCGCGAGTACGGCTGACCGCGCTTTCCAGAACTATGATCCTTACATGAGGATCAAGCCATCCGAATATGGCAATGCCTCTGACAATGTTATGTCTTTTGCTTACTTCAGAACGGCTAACAATACGTACAATTATCGAAACGACGTACTCTCTCTAAGTACACCGGAGTTTCAGTCGCTATTAGATGGCACAGCTGGTGCCATACACGATCTACAGCATGGCCCGAACTATTACCAGCGCGGCGTTGCTTTCGATCATTACACCAACGCGCTAATCGGGATTCAGAGCAATTCTTACTCGGAATTTATGATTTTTTGCCCGAATAGCAACCAAATCAACTCAGGAAATCGAACTAGCGACAGCTTTTTGTATTCAGTGCTTGGGGGTGGTTATGACCCTTTCAGCTACATGCCGCATGGGTCATGGGCCAACAGCTTCGCCAGTCCCGCGTTGCAAGCTGACGGTGGCGTTTTCACGTTCTACTTCAGAAGGCCCGGCCAATCGAACGATACGTTGGCTATTGTCCCTGCGGGCAGGATGGCCCATGGCGGCAATTTGCCAACGGATAAAAGCGCCATCAACGCGAGCGGGCTATCCGCTTCCGGCAATACGCCAATTGACGCAAGTACGAGTCGTTATAGCTACTTTAATTGCTCACGGGATCACTTCCAGTGGATGAAGTACAACAAGAGTAACGACACCTATTACTTTAGGTTCGTAAACGGCATCTATTCTTGGACGTACCCCAATATGACCAACACTAGCAACACTCAGGGCAGTTCCGGTGGCGGGCCCACCAGCCAAGATCCTTATACCTTCTCAACCGGGTCTTGGAAAAAGGCAGGAAACGGCCCAGCCGGGCAAATGAGTATCCCCGCAAGAATCGGCCAGTCCCTGTGGGTTTCGTGGATTGGCGGCACTCCCTACTTCAGTAGCGATCTAATCAATTGGAGCGACAAGGCGGCTCATTTCGCCGCTAACGGGATCGATGCAGACCGGCTGTTTGTTGCTGAAGATGCCGCGCAAACGTCATACGTAGTTTCTGCGTCCGGAAATGTGGTGCAAGTACAGACGGGGCTAGAAAGCATGCCGCAAGAAGGCTTGCTCGAAAAGGAAGCTCCCATTGCCACTTATGAGCGCAGTGGGCTGGTTCTGAATCCAGGCGATTGCCTGTATGCAGGAAACGGCTCGCAAGCGGCCAAGGTTTCATTCACCGTCACAGAGGTTGCGATATAGGCATGGCTAGAACGATACGGTTAAGTGGCTCTTCGGGCGGTGGATCGGGCTTGAGCACTAGCGATGTCACCAGCCTAATAGAGTCTAATTCGAGGTTCGTTTTAGACAAGAAATACACATTCACATCGGCTCCTAACAACCCATTTAAAGTGATCCCTGATGTCGATTTCGACAATGTTGAGGTCTATCTCATCGTCGGGCGAGGGGTCGGCCCTGCCAGTGGTGGAGCCTATCGATACCTCTATTTTGGTACAGCAAACGGCAACCATAGTTATACCGGCTTCCGACAGGGGCAAGCTGGTTCGGGTAACACCTCCTATTCCTCCGGGAGTGTCTATATGGCCCCGAACGGGCAAGATATTTACCAGGGCGGTGAAAATAATTTCGAGATGAAGATTTACATCAACGAAAAAAACGCGCCTAACGATGGCCGCAGAAGAGCATACGTCCATTATCAATCAGAAATCCCCAAAACAGGCGGTTACCAAAGTTATTCTTCGGCTTATCACCATGAGATACGCGCCAGTGGCGACTGGAGCGATATCAGCATCGGTCAAAGCACCACTTTTGGTCTAGCCGACACTGTAACAACCCCGTCATTCACGGTTTACAAGCAACTTCGCGTCCCCGCGAGTTAATTTTCAAAAAGGAAGGAAATAGCAATGAGTAAGATTATTGTAGATCAGGTTCAAAAGAACGGCGGGGACGTACTGACTCTGCCAACCAGTGACGCCACAGCAAACAATCAGGCGCTAGTAGGGAGCACTGCGGGAGTTTTAAGTTTTTCCCCGCTCTCTATGCCTACGGCTGACAGTGACGCTAATAAGCCCGTCACGACTGACGGTAGCGGTCAGCTCCAGTTTGGCGCGTTCCCTTTGCCGAACTCAGCGGGCACTGCCGGGCAGATTTTGTCATCGAATGGCACCTCCGCAGCGTGGGCTCCCTCGGTGGCCGGCCTTCCCGCCGACACTAATAGCGACCTAATTATCGGCACTGTTCATTCTGAGAGTAATCGCGGCAACGCTTACAGCGGCAGTGGCTGGACTACCAGCGGCCCAAACAGCACCTACTATGCCACCCAAGCGCTCAGCTCCCCCTATTCCAACCACACATGGAATATGTTTTTGGGAGATGGCCAGCCGGATGGCAGTCAAGGACAATACTTTTATACCAACAACGCCCATGAAAATGATGTCAGAGTCATGGAGTTTGCGAATAACAATCGTGTTGGGCACTACTATCAGGATCGATATAGCCAACACAATTCAACCAGCTATTCGGGTTTGACTTTCAGAGTCCTGCCGATTCGCAATAGTAGCTCATCGGATGTAACTACTTCGGTTTCGGCGCAAGCCTCCACTTACTCTAACAGTAATTACTCTGGTGCCTGCTTTGGCGTTTACACGCCGACGAACAGCTCTGGGACAAACTACGCGACCGTTGATGGCGGGGCGTGGAGTACGCTTGCCACCTATGACAGCGCCAATGTTGGTTACAATTTTGGCGCGCAAACCGTCACTGTGCCGGCTGGTAAAACTGTCCTAGTGATGCTGGTTTCTTCGACTCATTACCACACTACATACCAGTTCAGCAGCACAAACCAGTTCTACAATCTTAGTACTACGTTCTCTAATTCTGACGTTCATTGCGACATCAAAATGCTCTACGCATTGCAATGTGCCAGATCCACAGCTCACACCACTACCACTAGCTCGCCTCACAATGTCTACACCGCTTGTGCGGCACTTTTCGGAGATCAGTAAAAATGCCTTACGCTCAATTTGACGATAATGGAAACTGCGTCGCTCAGCGGCTAAACGCAGAAGATGGCTTTGAAGCCCACACTTTTGAGATGGGCTCAAACATCAAGAAGGTTGGCGGCGAGATAGTGCAGCTAACAGACGAAGAGATCGCGTCCAGAGACTTGGCTGTTCTCAACTCTGATGCCGCTACCACTAATCGCTTTCTTCGGAATCGCTTTTTGGCGGACTCTGACTGGGTTGTAACTAAGGCGGTAGAGGCTGGCGAGGCTATCGATGCCGACTGGGCAACATACCGACAAGCGTTGCGTGACCTTCCCGAAAGCGATTCTTGGCCGCTGTTGGAAGATTCGGATTGGCCCATTCAGCCGGCATAAATCCCTTTCCCTCTCGCGCCTCGTAAGGAGTAGATAATGCCTACAACCGGAATGTCCTATATGGGCAGGCGTGGTCGTTACCCGGTGAAAGACGAAGAGCTAGAGTTGTATGTGCCGCCTCCACCTGTTGGCACTACTATCTCTGGAGCATCTCAAACCGCCTCTGCCGCAACGCCTAGCACTGCCACCCAACCAACGCCGGGGGCTACCAATCCAGCTCAAGCCAGGTCTGGGGGTTTGCTTAGTCAGGCGAAGCCAAGTCAAGAATACGTTGACAGCATGGCGGCGTATAACAGTGACAATATCGGCGTAGGCTCAGCCCCTAGTCCCTATCATCAGTTTATTCCGGGTCAGGGCTGGACGTTTATGCCTGAGTATGATGTTAGTCCGGGTGAGCAGCTGGACAACATGACAGGGCAGGAGCTGACTAACGCTTTAGAAAACGGCTTTACACACCAGTTATCTGCTGATTCTCAGGCGTGGGCAGATGCCTTGGGTATTAGTGTTACTTCTGTCCCGGCATTCCAAGGGTCAGATGGCGGCGGAACATGGAACAACAACAACTACGCTAACAGCCCAGCCCCAGCCCCAGCACCAGCACCAACCCCAACCCCAACCCCAACCCCAACCCCGGCCCCGGCTTCCAACACCGCGGAGACGCCAGCCACTGATGCACCGGCGGTTTCGGCGGAAGATGTAAACGCGCTTTACAACGCCTTGCTGGGTCGTGATGGCGCACAAGTACACTTGGAAAATTGGGCCAATTCTGGGATGTCTTTGCCGGATCTGTATGACGCGATAGCAGGCTCGCCAGAAGGCCAGCAGTATGCGGCAGCTCAAGCTGGCTCAGATGGTGACGGCACCACGGACGATGGCACCACGGGCGGTGGCACTACCGACGATGGCACCACGGACGATGGCGGGACGGATGGATCCGGATCACCCATGAATCTTGAGCAAACTCAGCAATATGTGGCGAGTCTGTATCAAGAGATCTTGGGGCGAGCGCCGTTACAAGCGGGGCTGGACTATTGGGTAAATGAGCTAATGTCCGGGGCATCGGCACAAGATGTTATTTACAACATTTTCCAGTCTCCAGAATTTGGCGGCAGAGCTAATAGCGAAGTCAGCAACTACTTCACCACCTTTACCGGGCAGGCTGGAGATCCGGCTGAAATTGCATCTTATGTGGAGGAGGCTCAATCCCAGGGTAAGACGCTGGATCAAATCCGCGATGAAATTTACAACTCAGATGCGGCAATAGCGTACAGGGCGTCACAAGCCGCAACTCAAAATAATAATGGTCAGCCTGGTTCGGGCAATGTCGGCACCGGCTCCCAGGGTACCGTTCAGTCTGCTTTAAACGACACTCAGACGTATGATGCCACGACAGCAGATTCATCCGCAGAGGCTACAGCGCAAGACGCCCAGGTAACGACAAGGACGGTCACCCCGGAAGAGCTGGTAGAAAATAGAATCAACAATCTGCTGGACAGCAACAACCCTTACATTCAGCGCGCCCGTACCTCCGGCTTGCAGTTTGCAAACCAGCGAGGACTGCTTAACTCATCTATAGCGGCTCAAGCGGCTGAAGAAGCGGCGATTCAGCGAGCTGGTGAGATCGCGGCCCAGGATGCGGCTACTTATGCAAATGCGGCTTTAGCTAACCAGCAGGCGCAAAATACAGCCGGCCTGCAAGACGCACAGCTTGGCACCAACGTCAGCATGTTTAATGTTGGCGAGGAAAACACGATCAACCGTTTTAACGCCCAGTCGATCAACGAGGCAGGGCAGTTTAATGCGGCGGCGGCTAACCAGGCTATTCAGAACTTCTTGCAACGAGAACAAGTTAGATTGCTACAGGACGATCAGCAGGCGTTCACCGCTGAGCAGAATGAAGCGGATCGAGTCTTGCGTCAGTTTCTGCAAGAGCAGCAGTTTGATTTCACAAGCTCTGAAAATGCGCTGGATCGCTCTTTGCAGTCCGCACTGCAGCAGAACCAGTTTGCCTTCCAAGGTGGTGAAAATGCGCTGGATCGCTCTTTGCAGTCCTCACTGCAACAAAACCAGTTTACTTTCCAGGCTGGAGAGAGCGCTCTGGACAGAGAGCTTCAATCCGGTGAGAGCGCTCTGGATCGGGCTTTGCAAGAATTGCTTGCTGACAAGCAAATCGCCTTTAACGAATGGTCACAGACTAACGAACAGGACTGGCAGGCAGCGCAAAACTCACTGCAAATGGAGTTTCAGTATTACAACTCTAATGCACAGGTTTCGCAGAGCATCATGTACTCCACGATGGAGGGAATTGCCGCAATCTATGCAGATCCCAATCTGACTATTACTCAGAAGCAAGGCGCAATACAGAATCTGCTTGACTCAGCCCTTTCGATGCCAGGGCTTTTGAACACGATACAGGCCGATACTGCGGCTACTCAGCAGACATTCATTGCAAGCAATTACGATGACGATGGCGTCTGGATCGGTGAAGGTTATCCGACCTGGGCATCTCCGCCTCCAGAGGGCGAGGAATATGAACAGGTGGTAACGCCGATAGTGAACCCCAATACCGGGCAAACCTTTAACGCGCCTAACGCTGGCTGGACGTATGTGGGGCAAACCTCTGAGGAGCAGGGCAGTGGCGCTGGTAGTGACG